CGCCTTTGCGGAAATTCCAAGTTGCTCTGATGCCGCTGTGATAGTTAATGAGTCGTTTTTATCATATTTTTCGTTGATTTCAGTCATTTTCCTCCAATGTTTGCAACTAACACAAGCTGATATACATACACATTATCACTATTATTTAACCAGTGATTAGAAAAAAGCTTATCGACGGACACCGTATGACCTGTCCTCGGTGCAAGAATCCGCATGACATTCTACAGTATACACGAATGATGACCATAGAAGAGTATGAGTTAGAAACCGTGCCAATCTATAAATGTCCTTCATGCAAGTTCATGTTTGCACCAGCGGGTGAAATGGATCACCAAATCTATGAAAAGTTATATCAGGAGATGCAAGGCACTCTAAAGGGAATTTTGGAGAGAGTGAGTAAGTAAGCATGGCCGAAAATATAACACTTGATTTCACAGATGAGGAAATTGACGGTTACCTTGAGGTAGCCTATTTTGCCATTTCCAAGGGAACAGCCAATGTATCAGAGGCGGACAAGAAGAAGTTGCGTCCTCTAATGAGACATTACGCAAAGATGAAGCATCCTTTCACTGCCTGTGTGCGGGACAACCGTAAGCGTTTCGGGGCGCATACTGAGGAGTATTGCGCCGTTCTCAAGGACCTGATCGTAGGTAATACTAAATGGAGAGGAAAGGGAAAGAAGTATACCCCTAAGAACCTTTCGGAATCCTTCCCAGACCTTAACATCTTCCTTACGGATGAGTTGGAGTTTGAGAATGAGGTTCCAGAGGACTTCCTTGAGTACCTAGACCAGATCACTGAGGAGGACGTGGCTCTTATCACAGGGGGAAGTATAGCACAAAATCCGCAATTTGCGGACGGAGACGTGGTTTGGGACTACATGAAAAGTATGGATTATATGAGGAAGGAAGTGCAGGAGGCCCTCAATGAGTCCTATGGAATGCACAACGCGGAGGGTGAGGATCATGCCGCAGGATATCAATATTGGGTGGAGGATATTCAGCCTGGACAGGCCCTAGTCTGCTATGGCTACAACGACTATTTTGTAATTCCATATAAGTTTAATAAGAATGGTGTCGTACTGGCCGACGAGTCCGACTGGACTACTGTCGCCAAGGCATGGGTTGAACAAAACTACGCGGAGGAGCCACAAATCCTTGCGGAGATGTTCTTTGATGATGGTGGGGATGTAACAGAGGAAGACGGAGTAATCTGGAAGACCATTATGCGAGAGGGCGTTTGGCAGTATTCGCCAGGACCAGGGCAGAAGCCAATCAATAGGCCCATCACCGTCACAAAGGATGGACAATCCGATGCCCGCAAATTCAAGATTTCCCTTGAGGAATTGAAGAACAATTTCGAAGCCGGGGTCAAGGATCATGTCACAATCCCATTGTCACATGATGACAAGGTTCATGAAAACACAGGATTTATTAGGGATGTAAGAATTTCAACCGACGATAAGGGTCGGGCGATTCTACAGGCCGCCCATGAATTTACAGACAAAAAGATTAAAGAAAAGGTGCTTGAAGGCTCAATTGCCAATGTAAGCGCCGGAATCCTTTTTGATTATATCAAGAAGGATACGGGCACAAAGTTTAACGCTATTCTAGGTCATTCTGCGTTAACAAATAGCCCATGGCTGAACGATATGGACGATTTTCGTAAGGCCCTAAACGCAGGAGAAGACCTAGAGATAATTTCATTCTCAGAGGAGAATGAAGTGGATGACACGTCTAATACAGACACTACTGCAATAAACAAAGGAGGTGTAATCGTGTCAACCCTAGAAGAAACACCAGAAGTAAAGAGCACGTTTTTCGAAGACCTTGGTCTTTCGGAGGATGAAGTTAAGTCCCGCCTCGACCGTTTAGAAGCAGTAGAGGCGGAAGTTAGAAAGAATCGTATTGACGCGAAGCTCGCCGCTTGGAAGGAAGAGGGCAAGTCACCAGCCGTACTTATGGCTGCCGAGGAAGTCCTTAACGCTGACAACGGCGCAGTAGCTATTAACCTCTCGGAAAATGGAAAGGAAACATCCTTCACACTTTCAGAGGTAGTTGAGCGACTAGTAGCTGCTTCCCCAAATGCAGATTTGGAGAAGGAAGTAGTTAACGAGGAGAATCTGTCTGGCGAGAAGCCACCGGAGGACACTTCAAAGGAGAACGCCGATTTCTCAACCGAGGAAAAGACACAGATCGGTCTTCTTATGTTTGACGAAGGCAAGAGCGAATCAGAAGCGATTGAAATAATCCGATCAGCTAGAGATAGCGCCTAATAAGGAGGTGAATTTAGATGCCGTTTAATTACGATCAAAGCGCACAGTGGCTTGACGTTGAGGTACTCAAGTTCCCTGCTGGACTAGACGCAATCAAGTCTGTTGTTATCGATGCTACCAACGTGGCAGTAACAGCCGGTGTGAGAAACGTTGTTCCAGCCGGAACAATTCTTAAGTTCAGCACAACTAACCCAGATAAGTATGTCGCATACAATGGATCAGGAACAATTAAGGGAATCCTTAGACGCCCTGTTGACATTGTAGCCCGCGTTACCGAGGGTGACGCACCGGCAGCTATGTACTTCTTTGGATGCGTATTCGCAACATCTGCGATTGTCGGTTTCACACTATATGCCTCAGCACTCGTTGCTGATCTAGGCAACTACAACAAGTTCGAATAAGAGGAGGTGAATTAAATGTCCGGATTTACAACATTTGACGTTTGGGATCAAGCGTTACTTACAAACATCATTCGTAGACCGCCAGAAGGACGCGCCGTTGGCGCAGCGGAGGACACTACTCCTCTTCTTGGTGCCCAGATTGCGCCTCTGAAGACTCACCCTGGTAGAAATGCCAAGGTAAGAGTGGCTGAAATCCTACCGTTCGGTAAGGGTCAGTTCAGAGCGCCTGACGCAACACCACCACTCTTCAGACCTAACGTTGCTTGGAGCGAGACGCTAATCTCACTCGCCCTAATTGACGAAATGGAAATGATTCCTGAAGAGGACTGGCTAGCACTTAACTCAGCCGATGAGAACATCAGACGCTCAGTTGGTGTTTCCCTCGTTGACAAGGGTAGAATTCTACAGCTTAGAAACGAGCGAGCTACAGAGTGGCTCAGATGGCAGGCCTTCCGAGGGGCTGTAACAATCCCTTACGATGGTGGAACATCTAACCTCTACATTGATTACGGTTTGCCAGCGGCTAACAAGCCAGTGGCATCGGTTCTATGGTCATCAACTTCAACTGCTGATCCAGTATCAGACGTTGCAGCTTGGTCAGACGTGATTGCGGCGGCTACTGGTTTTTACGGAACCAAGCTCCACATGAACCTCAAGACCTACAACTACCTAATCAACAACCAGAACATCAGAAACTCCGTCAACTTCTACGCTGGTGGTGCCAACAGCATCCTCAGACCTAGAAAGCAGGACATTCTTGAACTATTCCAGTCTGTATACACAGGCTTTGAAATCGTTCTTTATGACAACGGTTACCGTGACGTTGGTCAGACAGGAATCGGCGTAGGTTCCCTAACCAAGTACCTACCAGACGGCTATGTTCTAATGACTACTGACTACAACCTTGACGGCGTACCAATTGCCGACACGCTTGACGGTCAGGTAACAGTATCGTCTGGATACAACTCTGTTGATATTAGACAGGGCTTCCAGGCGGAGGTAATGCTCGATCATGTTGCAAAGACGCACCTTCTCCGCGCAGCATCAGCGAGAATCCCACGACTACTAATCCCAGAGGCATTTGTCTGGGCGCGAGTAGCTTAATAACATAGGAGGCAAAGCCAATATGGCAACAACAGCAAAGGCAGAAAAGGTTATCTTCGCTGAGGAGGCGGCAACAGTCCACTTCCTCGACGGGGATGTAGTAACGGACGCTGATGGCAAGATCATCAACGAACCAATTACATCTCGGGTAATGGTCCCAGGGGAAACAGCAAACCTTGCTGAAGTGCCTAGCTATCTTAGAAAGCTTGTTGAGGAGGGTAAGGCTCCCGGTCTTACCCTTCTCACTCCTACGCAGGCTAAGAGGCTAGTGAACAAGGCAGAACGAATGAAGGCGAGTATTTCAGACCTAATCGCTGAAGACGACGAAGAATAAATAAGGCGGTCCGATGGGCGTAATTACAGACATAGTACGTCAGACTGTTCCTGCATCCTATCGGGCGCTAGTAGGCAACACAATCTACGATTATTCAAACTCTGATCTTCAGAGCATTGCAGAGGGTGTTCAGTATCGCCTTTACGCAACAGTCGCGGGAGTAACTCAAGAAAGTTCGACGTGGACGCCGAACCAGATTGAGTTACTCGGCGTGATTACAACAATGCAGTTTATTCCGGCCGCAATTGATTATTGGGGCGACCAGTTGGCATCCCAGAATACATCGGGTACCAATGAGGATGTTGCATACTTTGACCGCAGACCTGACCTTTGGAAGGTGTGGGAGAAGTTGGCTCAACGTGCCGCCGAACTTGCGGAGGAGGAACAAATCAATCTTGTCAAGCTCAAGGCTATTCTTCCCCGTGTTTCCTATGGGGACAACGGCAGGGGAATTCTTGTTACACCTGATCCTGAATTTTTCCCTCTACAACAGGCTGATCAATTGCTTGGTAGACCAAGTGTTGTATGGCCTTGGGTTGAGACACAATAATGCAATATACAGGCCGTCTATCAATGGAACTCGTCCAGCGGCAGGCACTCATCGTGCTTTACGATGGATTGAACAATATGATTTCATCTATGAATTCAACCTGGCTTGCCGAGGATGATGCCTTGATGGCCGCGCTTGGGAGAGGAAGTGCGACTTGGACAGTAGAGCCGATTGCAAGAGAAAATTTCTACCCTGGCACCATCCCATCTTTGATAAACGCGCCGATAGAGAAATATCCAAATGTCTGCGTAGTTTGTTATACGGCAAACCCACCGGATTCATCGGACGACCAAGGTGAGCTTTATACCCATGTGTTGGCTGTGGAGATTATGGTGAAGTCAGGGACATTTGATCCACCGGGTGGAACAGACCTAACGGAGGGAATTTTCCAGGAGCAGCAAGTGAACTCAAGGATTCACAAGACACTTGATGCCGCACATCTTACTCTACTAGCCAATAAGCATCTAAACAACACAATACCGGACCTACCTCCCCCACAGGTAACGGTTGGTGACCTGTTCGTTAGAAGGGAATCAAATGGACAGGGTGCCAGATGGTATTGGCAGGGCGGCTCCCTTATCTACAACCTAAGCAAATATGTGGACTTGTACAATTGAACACAGTTGTAACCTATTATTTTAATGTACTATTTCATTGAGGAGAGGAGGTAAATTATGGCTGACTTTTTCAGAACTAACATTTCGGACGATACCTTTATTCGTGGACCAGCGCGTCTAATGTGGGCTGGTACTACAATCGCATTTCCGACAACAATTTCGGATATCATTAACCTATCAACTTTCGACGCTGCCACAGGTTGGAACGACCTAGGTGCGACAAAGACAGGTATTACCGTAACTGTTAACAACACTGAGGAAGAGTTCGACGTGGATCAGATTCTCGGTATTATCGACGTTCGCCCTGTTTCCTATGAACAGTCTGTAACAACTGCCCTTGCGGAGGCTTCCCTCGCAAGACTTCAGGTTGCATGGCAGGCTGGACCTATTACGGGAACAACAGAGCAGTCAATGGGTGTTGGTGAACCAACAACATACATTAAGCGAAGACTTGCCGTTCTTCACCAGAAGGCCGACGGTAAGATCAGAGCGCATGTATTCCGCTTGGTAACCAAGTCTGCCCAGGAATCAGCACTAGTCTTCAACAAGACTGGTGAGCAGCAGCAGATTCCGGTTAGATTCCGTGCCCTTGCTGATACTTCGGTTGCCGATGTATACACAAGAACTCAGGTTATCTTTAACCAGACCTAATAAAAACTGTATAATGGATATACGCAACGCGGTATCGCCCGAAAAAGATTTAGCAAAAGCAATCCCTAGGGAAAGGTCCTTAAATGGCCGATCCTTCGGGGTCGGTCATTTACTTTAAGGAGGAAAATGTTTAGAAGAATTCATAAGGGTCCATTGGGAGCTAGATTCCCTGAGGATCAATCATACAAGGACAAGTATCCTCTTACGGCCGCTACGCTTCCTTCGACGGCTCAGCCTGGCGTGTTGGGTATTAACTGGTATTCAAATTTTGATGTTCCACAGAAGGATGGGCTGCGCTATTGGATCGGTAGAGGCAAGCTTGGCTATGTGCGTGGGGGACACGCCATTTGTGTTCAGCCTGGGGATGCATCGGCCCTGGATATGTTTCTGTGGTGGAGATTCTACGATCAGGGGTCAGAGGGTGCATGTGTTGGTTTCAGCCTCTCTCGTGCCCTCTCATTGATGAATAGAAGCCGTTATGACGCCCGCTGGCTATACCAACAGGCGCAGCTTATTGATCCTTATCCGGAAACACCACCGGAGGAGGGAACAGACGTAAATTCAGGTTGTAGCATCCTGTTGAAAAAGGGTGCAAGGAAGTATGACTCAGCAACCGGAACATTCCTTCCTGTATCCCTTGCATCTGGAATCAAGGCCTATAGATGGGCACAAAGCGTTGACGATATTCACGCCTTTCTA